GTCCGACATCGGCAGCCCGACCTACTCTGACCAGGACGGGATTCAGATGCTCAACCTGCCCTACCTGGCCATTCCGACCAGCGCCGGCAACGACGAACTGAGCCTCGCCTTCACCTGATAGGAGCCCTGAATGGCTTTCGTTCTGTCTCAGAGCGAGTCGTACACCTGGCCGGTCACCGTCGAGTTCCCCATCGATGGTGGCCGGTTCGACAAACAGACCTTTGATGCCGAGTTCAAGCGGCTGCCACAGGCGCGGATCCGCGAGATCTGGGACCAGATTCAGTCGGGCGACCTGACTGATGATGAGCTCTGCGATCAGGTGCTGGTGGGCTGGAGCGGGATCCAGGACGCCAAATCTGGCGAGGTGCCCTACAGCGAGAAGGCGAAGGCCGACCTGCTGAACGTGCCGCTGGTGTCTGCCGCGGTGGTCAGCAGCTGGCTCGACAGCCTGAGCAAGGGCAAGAGAAAAAACTGACAGGCGCCGCTGAGCACTGGGCCGGCGGCGGGGTCAAGGATGAGACAGCAAGGGATGCCGAGGCGATGGGGATTCCAGCCCCTGAGCCATCGGCGCCGGATGAGTTCGAGGTGTGGCCAGAGAACTGGGAGGCCGTGCTGATGTGGTGCCGAGTGCAGACGCAGTGGCGCACCAGTGCAGGCGGGGCAATCGGGCTCGATTACTCGGTGCTGGCCTGGCTCTTTAAGATGTACTCAGTGGACGACCCGCGCGCGCTCCTGGAGGATCTGCAGGTGATGGAAGGCGCAGCGCTGGCGGCGATGAACCGGGAGGGCTGAGCCATGGCGATGACCCTCGACACGGCAATCAAGTTCACCGCGAAGCTGGAGGGCACGGGGCTCGACCAGCTGAAGCGCGGGCTGCAGGGGCTTGAGCAGCAGTCAAAGGTAACGAAGGCGGCGCTCGGCCAGGCCAACATCGACATCGCGCGGATGGCCCGTGCGGCCGGCAATACCACCGCCGGCCTGCGCAGTCACATCGCCGCGCTGAAGTCGCTGCGCGACAACGTAGACATCAACAGCCAGGCCTACCGCAGGCTGGGCAAGCAGATCGATGAGCTTGAGGCCAAGCAGCGCAAGCTGACAGGCGCCGTGTCGCCCCGCGGTGGCGTCTCTGGCCTGCTTGCCATGGGCGGCGGCCTGGGAGGCCTTGCAGCAGCCGCTGGCGGCACGCTGGCGGTCAAGTATGTGGCCGATGTCGGGATGCAGGCCGAGAGCGCGCAGGTGCGGCTCCGGGCACTCACTAACGAGTTCGGCGAATACAACCAGGCGCAACTCGCCACCGAGCGCATCGCCAAGACGCTGCGGATCAGCAACACCGAGGCGCAGAGCAGCTTTGCCAGCCTTTACGCCTCGCTGCGGCCGACTGGCATCACGCTGAAGGAGCTCGAGGGCGCCTTCATCGGCTTCTCTGCTGCGGCCCGCAACAGCGGCGCGACGGCGCAGGAGACCAGCAACGCGCTGATCCAGCTGAAGCAGGGCCTGGCGTCCGGCGTGCTGCAGGGCGAGGAACTGCGCTCGATCCGTGAACAGGCGCCGCTGGCGGCTCAGGCAATCGCAAAGGAGCTCGGCGTCACGATCGGTCAGCTGAAGGATCTGGCATCTGATGGCAAGGTCACCACTGACGTGGTGCTGTCGGCGCTGAACAAGCTGAAGGACACGCAGCTTGGCAAGCTGAACGCGCAGTTCAACACGGGCGCGCAGGCCGTGAAGGATCTGCAGATCGCCACCGAAAGGCTCGGACTCGTGATCGCCAAGACGTTCGGCCCCACTACGGTGCGGCTGATCCAGGCCTTCACACGCGTGCTCGAGCGCGCGGCAGATCTGGGCGGCGGCGGTGGTGAGGCTCAGTCGAAGCTGATCGCGCAGCTGCAGGCGCAGAGCGAAGCGCGGCAGAAGTTCGGCTTCCTAGGCGCGTTCACCAATCGCGCCGAGATGGATGCGTTTGTGAAGCAGCGCACCGAGGCGATCCTGGAATCGAACCGGCAGGCTGCAGCGAAAGCGCGCGACAAAGCACCTGATCTCACGCCGGAGCAACTGCAGAGCCAAGCGGATGCGCGCAGGGAGCGCGAGGCAGGGCGCGACGCTGCGGCCATGGAGAAGGCCAAGAAAAACCTGGCCGATCAGCTGAAGCTCCGCGAGGAGATGGAGAAGCGGCTGGCGGACTTCCGCGAGCAGTCGATCCAGCGCGCGGCCGACCTCGAGCGGCAGCTGGGCGACCAGCGGCTGGACCTGGAGCGCAGCACGGCCGAGGCCCGGCGGCGGGTGCAGGAGCAGCAGCAGGACTTCGCGCTGGAGGCCGAGCGGCAGCGGCTGCGCGGCGCTGGCCTGAGCACCGATGCGCTCGACACGCAGGCCCGACTAAACGAAGCCACGCGGCGCTTCACCGAGCAGAAGATCCAGATCGAGCAGAACGCCACCGATCGGAAGGTGCAGCTCGAGCGCACGCTGGAGGACTACAAGCTGAACGTGGCGCGCGGGATCCGGGACATCTTGGTGGACGGCGCCGAGAAGATGGCGGCCAAGATGCGCGAAGGTGCGCGCGGCGCTGCTGGCGCCATGGGCGCCCCGATGACATCCGGCGGCATCATCGCCCGCACCGGCAGCACGGGACAGAGCACCGGCCCGCACCTTGACGCGCGGTGGGCCGATGGCCGGCCGATCAGCGCAGCCGATGCAGACCGCTACCTCAGCGTGAACGGCCGCAGCCCCTCAAGCTACGGCGTCACCAGCGGTTACGGCCCGCGCAGCCTGTTCGGCCGCAGCTTCCACCGCGGCATCGACTTCGGCACCCCCTCCGGCAGCGGCGTCAGCCTGAAGGGCGGCGCGAGCCTGCTGCGTGATCTCGGCTTCACCGGCGCCGGCGGTTATGCGGTGGAGATCGACACCCCCGAGGGCCGGATGCGGCTGCTGCACCTGCAGGGCGGCTCTGCGGCCCGTCCGGTGGGCAGCGCGCGGCAGCTGATCGGGCGGCCCGGTGCGGCTGCTGCAGCGGCTTCTGGCGTGGACCTCAGCGGGATCGATGCGGCAGGCAAGCGGCTCGATGCAGCATCTGGTGCCAACCGATCGGCCAGCCTGGCCGCGGCGGCCGGTGAGCTGGTCAACAGCCGCCAGGCCGAGCTCGGCACCATCACCAGCCAGCTCGATCAACAGCGCAAGTCGGTGCGTGAGCAGCGCGAAGATTTCGAGCGGATGCTGGAGCTACAGCGCAGTGGGCTGAGTCCTGAACTGGCCCGGCAGACCGTCGAGCGCCAGCGGGCCGCAACAGCTGAACAGTCCAGCCTGCAGACTCTCGAGCGCCAGCTGATGCTGGACCTGCAAAGCAAGGACATCACCGCCGAGCAGCGCGCGAACCTCGAGGCGATCCTGAAGGCCACGCAGGACCGGCTGGCTTCTCAGCCCAGCATCCTCGATGGCCTCAACACCGAGGAGCAGGCGCTCGAGCGCCTCAAGCTGGCCTACGAACAGAAGCGGCAGCTGGTCGAGGGCATCGCCAACTCGATCGGCAACGGCATTGGCTCGGCGATCGACCTGCTGATCGACGGCACCGACAACTGGGGCGACAGCCTCCGGCAGATCGCGGCCGGCGTGCTGAAGGACATAGCCCGCCAGATCGCGCAGACCATGGTGGTGGCGCCGATCGTGAAGGGCATCACCTCGGCGTTCGGCTTCGCCAACGGCGGCATCATGACCGGCGACGGCCCGATGCCCCTGCGCAAGTACGCGGCCGGCGGCATCGCTAACAGCCCACAGCTGGCCATGTTCGGCGAGGGGTCGATGCCCGAGGCCTACGTGCCACTGCCTGATGGCCGGCGGATCCCCGTGGCGATGAAGGGCGGCGGCGGTGGCACCAACGTCACCGTGAACGTGGACGCCACCGGCAGCCAGGTGCAGGGCAACAGCGGCCAGGGCGAGCAGCTGGGCCGCGCGATCTCGCAGGCGGTGCAGAATGAGCTGGTCCGCCAGAAGCGGCCCGGCGGACTGTTGGCGGCTTGATCATGGCGACCTTCACCTTCACCCCTAGCTTCGAGGCCACCGAGTCGAGCCAGCCGCGCGTCAACCGCTTCAAGGCCGGCGACGGCTACGAGCAGCGGGTGCGCTTCGGCCTGAACACCAACCCGAAGGAGTGGGACCTGACCTTCTCCAACCGCGACGACACCGAGCGCGATCAGATCGCAGCCTTCCTCGATGCACGCGGCGGGGTGGAGAGCTTCGACTGGACGCCACCCCGCGGCACGGCTGGCAAATACGTTTGCGACAGCTGGCAGGTGACGCTGAGCAACTGCAACAACAACCAGCTGCGCGCCAAATTCCGCGAGGTCTTTGAGCCCTGATGGCCATTCCCGTTTCTGACCTCCAGGAGATCGCACCCAGTGCCGTCATCGAGCTGTTTGAGCTCGAGCTGAACGTGACGCAGCACGGCGTTGCGGATGTCTACCGCTTCCACGCTGGCACCAGCCTGAACAGCAACGGCGAGCTGATCTGGAACGGCCAGAACTACCTTCGCTTCCCGATCGAGGGCGAGGGCTTCGAATACAGCGGCAACGGCCAGCTGCCACGGCCGAAGGTGCGGGTGAGCAACATCCTCGGCACCATCACGGCGCTGCTGCTCAGCCTGCCTGATGGGCTCGAGGGCGCGAAGCTGACGCGCATCCGCACGCTGGCCCGCTACATCGATGGCGGCAACTTTCCCGGCGGCACCAACCCCTACGGCACGCCAGACCCGACCGCGGAGTTCCCGCGCGAGATCTACTACGTGGATCGAAAGGTCGCCGAGACGCGCGACGTGGTGGAGTTCGAGCTGGCGGCATCGTTCGACCTGGCCGGAGTGCGAGCACCCAAGCGGCAGTGCATCGCGAACATCTGCCAGTGGGTCTACAAGTCGGCCGAGTGCGGCTACACCGGCGGCTTGGCCACCTGCGAGAAGACGCTCGATGCCTGCAAGGCGCATTTCGGCGCGACCGCTGATCTGCCCTTCGGCTCCTTCCCCGGCATCGGCACCTACACCGTCTGATCATGACCTGGCGCACCGCAGCACTCGATCACGCCAAGGCCGAGGATCCCCGCGAGGCCTGTGGCCTGCTGGTGGTGGTCAAGGGGCGCGAGCGCTACTGGCCGTGCCAGAACCTCTGCGCCGGCACCGATCAGTTCATCCTGAGCCCCGACGACTACGCGGCCGCCGAGGATGCCGGCGAGATCATCGCGGTGATCCACAGCCACCCCGTCACCCCGCCCCACCCCAGTGGGCCGGATCTGGTCGCGTGCGAGAACAGCGGGCTGCCCTGGCACATCGTCAACCCGAAGACCGAAGCATGGGGCGGCTGCGAGCCATCGGGCTACAAGGCGCCGCTGATCGGCCGTGAATGGGCATGGGGCATCACGGACTGCTGGACGCTGGCGCGCGACTGGTGGCAGGCGCAGGGCCTCCAGCTGCCCGACTGGGAGCGCCCGCTGACGCCGCAAGATTTCGAGGCGGCGCCGATGTTCGATGGCTGCTGGAAGGCTGCAGGCTTCCGCGAGCTGGACGATGAGGATGAGCTGCAGGCGGGTGATGCGCTGCTGATGAGCATCAGCGGGCCGGGCCTGAATCATGTCGGCGTCTACATCGGCGACGGCCTGGTGCTGCATCACATCCGCGGCAGGCTGAGCAGCCGCGACCTCTATGGCGGGTGGCTGCAGAAGTGCACGGGCCGGCGGTTACGCCATCCCGAGTTCACTACGATGAGTGGAGGCTGAGCGGGGCCATGCTGCGCGAGATCCGGGTCTATGGGCGGCTGGCAAAGTTCCTCGGCCGGCGCGTGTTCCGCGCGGAGGTGGCGACAGCTGCTGAGGCGGTGCGGTTCCTGCTGGCCAACTTCCCGCAGCTCGAGAAGCACATGGCCGACCAGCACTACCGGGTGAGCGTCGGCGGCTATGACCTCGAGGAGAGCGAGCTGCAGGATCCAGCAGGCCAGCAGCAGATCAAGATCGTGCCCGTGCTCGCAGGCGCTGGCACCGTGGGGCGGATCATCGCCGGCGTGGCGCTGCTGGCCGTTGGCTTTTTGGTGCCAGGCATCGGCGCTCTCGGCGTCCAGCTGCTGGTGGGCGTCGGCGCCTCTCTGGTGCTCGGCGGCGTGGCGCAGCTGCTCACGCCGGTGCCGAAGATCGGCCCAACGCCGGGCGCCACTGGAGCCAACACCGATCAGGACCCGCGCAAGTCCTACAGCTTCTCCGGCATCCAGCAGACCAGCCGCCAGGGCGTGCCCGTGCCCGTGGTCTACGGCGAGACGCTG